TTTAATACCAGAGGATTGCCCTTTTTGTCACGGGCTGCGCGGTGCTTGCGGTACGCCTCGTTGATTTTCATAATCTCAGCCTGAGATAGCACCTTAATCTCAAAGTCGATGACATTACCGTCCTCGTCCTTGAAAGTCTCAGGGCCGGGAACGGTGACGATTTCCGGCTGAGTGTCACGCATGAAATATTTCAGGTTTTTCTTCGCTGCCATTATCATTTTCCTCCTACTGTTGGCATTAACCAGAACGGAGCAAGACAGCCCCGGGACTCCGGGACTGTCTTGCCGTTATGACTTGTTAGATTTTAACTTAGACAATGTCCTTTGCGTTAAAGGTGATATTGTCGTCCACAACCTCGCCGCTGCTATCAAGACGGGTCAGGGGCAGGTCACCAGTCAGCACACATCCAACCGCAGTCACGGTGTTGGTGCCATAAGACTCGTAGTAGTCACTGTTCTCGTCATTCATGATGCCCTGGATGGTCAGTTCCGGGGTCTTGCCGCTCTTCTTATACTCGCGAATTTTGTTCTCAAGCCAGTTCGTAGAACGGCGGCGAGTAATATTACCCGTGATGTTGTATCCCATCCATCGAGAGCTATTGGTGCGTTCTCCGAGCTGCTTTCCAGTCCAAACATCAGGAGTGAAAGTGATCTGGCAAACAACGGAATCCAGAATTTCAACGCCGTCAATGTACACCTTACCCTCTTTCAGAGAGATCGGGCTTTTGTTGTATTCCATAACGCTCATATCTTATACCTCCTTTCTTATCTGGTGCTGATAGAGAAGTACAGTTTCTCAGCAGAATCAACCGGCTCAAGGCCTACGTTGAAGTAAGTCTCGTCACCGGTGCTATTCTCCTCGTCAATGGTGAAGTCCGCATCGTAGTCGATGTTCTTGATTGCGCCAACACCGCCGTCAGAGCGAGGGCCGAAACGCTTGAGAATAGATGCGCCAATACCTTTCATGACAGCCCAACCGTCAGAGTCATTGTCGTACTTGTTCGGGGGGAAGTTGAGCTGAATTTCCTCCTGGAAAGTATCAAACACACGAATAACACGGTTCTTACGGTAGTGCTTTCCTTTCTTTGCGGTAAAGGTGGTCAGGGAGTTGATGTCATACTCAACGCATACTGCACCAGCCTCAGAAACAGAGAAGAAAAACTCACCAGCGTTGATCGATGCCACGGCCTCCTCGTGGGTCTTGAGTCCCACAACGCTAGTGGCTCCGTCAACCTGCACATAGGTGTTAGACTGGACGTTGGTTGCTCCAGCAGTGATACCAGCAACAAAGGCGCAAGCCTCAGCAGTGGTGAGGGCTACGTCATCCAACGCATAGGAGTTAGATACATTGATGATTCCCTCGTAGTCAGCTGCAAAGTTTGGTGCAACACCCTGAACGCCACGACCAATATTCTCACGCATATACTTCACCTTGGTCTTGAGGGCTGTCTGTAACGCTTCCTCAGCCAAAGGGAAGCAAACCGTATCGAAAGCCACTCCCTCAGCAGCATCAAGGAAATCGGTAATGTCGCCATTGGCAGTAGTGCCAGAAGTGCCGCCAGTCAGAGCAACACCTGCGATAGCAGAAATCCCGGACTCAGATACAGTGAAGTCAATCCAATCGGACTTCACTTCGTCAATGCTGGAAATGTTTTCAAACACTTCCAGCGTTTCGCCAGAGAGGTAAACTTCAAGGTCAAAGCCGCCCAGAGGGTCGTTAAGAACAGCGAAGGACAGGTCGTTGCCACGGGAACCCTTGTACTTCGCAGTGCCAGTCAGGCCGCCGCCAGTGCCAGTTGCTGCTTTGGTACCCTCAGTGCAGATATACACGATGACGGTAGATGCACCCTTGAAAGCCTCACGAATAAGCAGCATATTGTGCTTCGGGTCATTGTCGTAGACGCTATAACCCAGATACTTCTTTGCGGCATCAACAGCCGCAGCAGAAATGCTGATAAAGGACCCCGCAGGGCCATAGTTTGTGTTGCACAGAGGAATAAGGACTGTTCCTCTGTCACTGCCGCTCACGGTATCGGTGCTGTTGTCCTCGAAATTGATATAAGTGCCGGGACGCACCTTGCCCACGGACTTATCGAAGTTGCCTCCTGCCATATTTACTTAGCCTCCTTCTTATACCATTCTTCGATGATTTTCTTGACCTCAGATACGGTATAAGTACCATTGAGGCCAGCCGTTGCGCCGTTGAAAGTGCTTGTGGGCACTCCAAACAGAGCGTAGCAATGCTCCTGTAACTTAGAGATGGTGAACTTCTTCTCCTCAGTAGCATTCTTGTTCTTTTCAGTTGCCATTGTCATTTCCTCCTTTTTGGAAAGTTTATACAACCGCTCCACAGCAGACACTCTTGGAGGCTTCCATGAAGTCCTTGCCGTAGTTCTTTGCGTTATACAAGGGCAGTAACGGAGATGAATTTGCCAATGGCGCATTCCCTTGACCCCTCCACTCCGCCACCCGTATCGCCTTTGCTAGTGCTATCCATCGGTCGTGCTCACTCCGTCATACTTGTCGGTCACGATTGCTGTCCATTGCTGCATGAGTTCGGAATCAGGCTGATAGTAAGGCCGCCTGCTCGCAAATCGGATTGTAAGCTGCGCAACGCCACTATCTACATTCTTGAGGGATGGTTCTCCAAGTCTGACTCCATCTCTCATGAGCTGCCCGGTTTCATCCACGAGGTGGACAAGGTTTCTGGCCTTTTTGATGGCCTCGTACACCCGTAGAGCCATACTGTGGGCCTCATTGGTATCCTTGTGGAAGAATTGCAGATACCAGACATATTCCAGTCTGTATGTTCTGAATGTCTCTCCTGCCGACTCAATCTCCGGCGTAGGAAAGAACACCGATGGAGTGCTGAATCCTTCCGGCACTGACCAGTAATACGGAGTGGGGTTTCCTGCTGCCTCAAGCACGAATTTGATGATACTTGCTAACTCCTGCTCAATCATGCCTCATTATCCTCCGAAATAGCTATCCAACCACTCTTGCAATTTTTTCTCAAGAAAAGCCGGGTACATCTTATCGAGGATGCGAAGCGCACTCTCCCAGTAGTGGCTCCCTTGCACCCACTGTTGCTTTAGTGCCATGCCCGTGTCAGAGGATGGGTCGTAGATAAACCGGTCTCCCTCCCAATAGCCGGGAACCCAGCGTACCGCCACACCTTTACCATTCGTCCAGTGACCGTCATTCACATAGGCTGCATACTTGAGCGAAGTTCCGACTTCCAGCGTAAGGCCACCGTCACTCAGTCGCCAAACATTTCCCTCGGTGCTCCGCTCAAAACTGGCAAGCAGTTGCCGGGTATCAAGCACCTGCCGCCGTATAATTTCATCTTGTAAAATCCTCAGAAACTCATTCCCAAGCCCCTCTAAGAACAGCTCTAACTCTTTCCTAAAATCGCCTTTAGCAGCACGATTCAAGTTGCCAATAAAGCTCTCAAGCCCAGAAAAATTGACTTCAATTCGTGATGCCATTTCTACAAGGCTCTCTGCTGTGCTGTACGCTTAACGAACACGAATAGGTGGTGGCTCCTAATGTTTCTCGGCTGCTCCGCTGTGTATTCTAACCCGGTATCGCAGTCAATCACTTTGTCGTTAAGTCGTATATCCGTGCCGCACGGGAGAGTCAGTTTGAGTTTAGCGTCCATGAGGTTTTCTGGATCAGATTGAGTCACTACAATGGTACCGTTCTTGACCCCGAAGTGGCATTCAACCCCTACGCAGTCCGGCTCCTCCGGGTAGCTAAACGATAGGGAGCTAGGTAGGCCATAACCCGGAGTTTTGCTTTCCTGTCGTAAGTGGTAGATGTCGCACTTATGGTCAAAAAAATCTTCGATTGCCATTACAGTTTCCTCATTCGCAGTATGACTGCGTTGTTCTCACACACTATCACGTAAGAGTCAAGGAGGGCTGCCAAGTCAAGGTCCTCGATAGATACGCTACTGGCTTCTGTTGTATAGCCGTAATCATCAAAGGTCTCGGATTTTAGCTCCTTTGTAGAGACTACGGCGTTATGCGCATACGCCTCAGCAAGAATCAGCACTGCGGTCTTTACTGCCTGAGGTACGTTATCCATATCAGAAAATTCGTTATGGCAGTAGGTAATCACATACTGTTCTGCTCTAGTGATGTCAACGCTAAGCCGAGCCTCGCTACGAGCCTTTACTTCCTCGCTCTCTGTGTAGTCAATGACTTCCTGAGGAGTTACCCACGGTCTTTCTGCCATGGTCAGGCGAAGATGCCGTCCGGAACCTCCTCGCTGTCGGTGTCCGAGTAATCAACTTTCTCAGCAACGATAGCGGCTACCAGCTCGGCTTTCTTCTTAATTTTAGAGGTGTCGATACCCATGTCAGCAGCCAGTATCTTAACATCCCCATACTTCATGGATGAAATCTGTTCTGCATCAAGACAGCTCTTTTCGGCGATTTCTACCACATCGGCATCCTCCACATAGCAAAAATGCCCGGTAGCAACTGCTTTGTCAGCAGTCTCCTTATCTTCCAGATACACATCGGGGCTACGCTGGGACGCTGAAAAATCCCCGTTGCTATATGAGAGGAGCCGCCCTTTTAATCTGATATGATAGTTCACGGTCTATACTCCTTTCTGAGCCTGCTTACGTCAGATTGGTGATAATGCCACAGGCATCCAACTCCTCAATGATGGGGTCGTAGTCGAGATGGGTCACATAGAACCGCTTGTCCTGCATGATCGCTTCCTTGCCCTCAGTAGTCTTGCGAATCTGAACGCCGTAAGTGTTTACGACAATCAGGTTCTTAGGATCAGTGAGCAGAATAGTGTTGTCGTCAAGGGACGGGCACTCAACAGCAGGGATGTGGGCAGGTGCAGTGTAAACAGAGTCAGGAACAGCACCGCCAGCATTAACCACCTTGTTCATGAGAAACAGTTCCCATTCCTGCGCACGATGAGGAGACATGAGCCAGCGGAGCTTGCCGTTGTTGTACTTGTTGGGCAGAGCAGCCAGCATATCATAAAACAGGTCAAGGCTCATGCCGCCGTCATACTTGCTACCGGAAGCGTCCAGTTTGTGTGCGCCATCGCTCATCTGCTTAATCCAGCCGTCATTGATTTTCAAGAAATCGTAATCGGGATTTTCACTGTCGGTGGCAGTGTCGCCGTTAAGGTACAAATCTTCCATGTCGATACCGAGCTGAGTAGTCATCAAGTTGGTAATGATGGTCTCGAGCTGCTGGCCCTCGATGTTCTCACGCAGACTCTCCTCAGTGATCTCCCAAGGCAGACGAACAGGAGTCGTCTGGTAGTTGATTACGGAAGTCTTAACACCGGCACGGTAGCCGTCATCAGTGTCCTCGGTCTTGGCACGAACAATGCGGGAGGCAATACCAATCTTGTCGATTTCGCCAGAACGGGCAGTACGCATCTCATGACGCACGAG